GCAATCGTGGGGACTGTCACCCGACGACCTCGTGCGGCAGACGAGCGACCCGCGGTCGGGTATCGCCCTGTCTTTGTCGAGGTCCGGCACGCGAGAGGTACAGCAGCGGCGGGCGCCGGTCTACCGTCCGCACGACGAGCGGCTCGCCGCGATGACGGCCGCGGCGATGAATCGCCTCGACGGCGGCGCCCGGCCAGAGTCGGGCTACCGCGTCGAGTACGCGCTACTCCCGCTGTCGACCGGCGAGCAGCAGCAGCTCGAACGGGAAACGCTCGCCCTGTATGACCGCGGCCTGATTCCGCCGGCCGTCGCCGTCGCTCGCATCATGGGCACGACACCGGCCTCGGCGCAGGTACAGCTCGACGCCGCCCGGCGCGCCGGCATTCTGCCGACCCAAAAATCCGCGACGCCTGAGGAGGGCACGACATGAGCGACGACGCATCGACCACACTACCCGCGGCGCCTGCCGCACCGCCGACCGCACCGACAGCCGAGCCGGCCGACCCGATGGTGTCGGCGGCCCTGCTACGCGAGTCGCAGGCGACGGCCTCGACATTGCAGACACGGCTCGCCGAGGTCGAGGCGGCGCTACAGTCGACGACCGACGAGCTTGACACGTCGCGCGCGACGTCGCGCCGGCTGTCGGTCCGCATGGCGACGGGCATCGACGACGACCAGATCGCCGACATGGCGCACGCCCGGTGGACGTCGGCGATGGAGGGCGCCGAGGCGCAGGTCGACGTCGGCGCATGGTGGGCCGCGACGGCGGCAGACGAGGCCGCTACGGCGTCCCTGCCGCGTGCCCTCCGCGTATACCTACCGACCGCCGCCGAACCGGCAGCGGCCCAATCTGGCCGCCCGGTGGGCACGCCAGGGCATCGACAGCGCCGCACGCCATCGCCCGGCGACGGCGGCACACTGACGCCCGACAAATTCGCGCGAATGAGCACCGACGAACAACGCGCCGCCGCGGCGTCATTCTGGGCGGCGGGCCGAAAACGCACACGGCGATAGACCGTGATACCATACCGGCGAATCTAAGGCGAGGAGCCGGCAACCACGCATAGGAGGCCGAAAATGGCTATCGAATACACTACGACCGTGCCCGCCGGGACTCTCCCCTATAGCGCCAAGCTGGCCGCTATGATGATTCTTGCCGCCGTCGAGGACACTTTCACAATTGGGGCCCACCCGGCCATCGTCGACCTGTCGCAGGTGTCGGACCAGCTTCAAGGCGTCCAGGGCATGACGCTGGCCGGCACGTTCTCGCTTCAGATTGCCGACGAAACCGCCCTCTGGTCGAGCACCGACGAGGCCACGAGCGTAGCTACGCCGACCGACATCGACCCCACGTATGTCAATATTAGCGTCACCAACTACGACGTTGCCTATGCCGTCTCTGACGAGCTGCGACGCCGCGACGCGACCGGCGAATACAATTGGCCGAGCATTGCGCAGCGCATCGTGCGCGGTTGGCAATACACTGAGGCGAGCACCATTCTTGCGCTCGCCGACTCGATGACCAATATTGCCGGCGCCGCTACCGATCCGACCTCGTGGGACACCATCCGAGAGGCCAAAAACGAGATCGAGCAGAACGGCAAGAACCCCGTCGGTAGCTTCCTTTGCGTGCTGCATACGAATCAGTGGGCGCTCGTCGCCGCTGACATCGAATCCCGCGGCGGCGCTATTCAGATGCGGCGAGAGCTTGACGAGGCGCAGGCCGCCGGCATGGGCGCGTACAAGGGCAGTTACGACGGTATCGACTTCTTCGTAAGCGATCGCGTTCCGGTGTCTACTGGCGTCTATAGCGGCATGATGGTCGCACCCGGCGGCGTTGGCTATCTCCAGATCGACCAGGCCGAGCCGACCGCCTCTATCGTGGTGGTCCTTGAGGTCCGGCGCCCTGACGGCGGCCTTGCGCTCCTCATTGAGGAGGACCGCGACACGAGCGCCAAGACCGTGCGGTGGGTCGGCGCCAAATCATACGGCGCTACCATCGTCAAACAGGCGTTGTGCTGCCGCGTGCGTGGCACCGGTCGCACCTGATATCCCGCGTCTGATACTGCCGGCCCGTCGAGGAGGCGGCCCCCTATCCGTCTGAGGAGGACACATGCAGCCCGTCCCTATCCCGCACCATCACAGGGCCGCCCGGCGGTCGCATCGTTTGCGCCTGGCGCCGACTCCGCTTTGGTCAACGCTTCTGATTCCGGGCAATTGGCAAATCTTGCTCGAAGACGTCGACGCCGAGGAGCACGACGGAAACGACGTAAGGGCTTGGGTCGTGCCCGATCCGGTCTATGTCCGGCACGTCGACGGCGTCGGCGGCGTCACTCGCCGACGGGTGCGAGACCCGCAGACCGGGCGCGTTTACAATGTGCCCGACCCAAGCAAGGTCCTCGCATCATGGCGAGAGCAGGGCGCTATCGAGATTCCGCTCGACTATGAGGTCGTCGCGCATGGCACGACGCATAGTCAATACATTCTCCGTTACCAGACCGAAACGGGCACGCACCATTGTTGGGCCTACGAGCGCCCCGTGCCCGGCCCGGGTCGCACGCGTGTAGAGGTCGACAATCGCGCTCGTTGCGTGCTCTACGCGTCTTGGGCTGCCGACTATATGGGCGGCGTCCACCCGCACGTTCTGACCCGTCTGCGCGCTATTGACGAGCGCGCCCGCGCGGCCTGTCGCTCGCAAGCCGACCGCAATGCCGTTGCCCTCCAACGTCTACAGGTCGTCGAACGCCGTATGCGAGCGATGGGGTGGCTACCGCATCCCGACGGCGAGGTGCGGCCGTGCATCGGTTCGGTGGAGCGCACCGCCGACCCGACCGGCCTCGGCGCCGTGCCGGCCGATTTTCGGAACTACCTGGCGACCCTGTCGCCCGCGCAACGCGCCCGCCTCCTCGGCGGCCCTGTCGATGCCTCGCCGGCACCGTCGCCGATTGAGCCGCCGCCCGTCGGCGATGCGCTCGACGACGACGGCGCAGTGACCCTCTAATGGGCGCTATCGTCACCATCGACAGCCGGCCGGCACTCCTCGTGCGAGGGCATGAGATTACCACGACGGTGGGCCTGTATGACGTCGACGACGTCGCGGTCGTGCCGACCTCGTGGACGGTCGCGCTCGTGCTTGGCGGTGTGTCGGTGCTCACCGACAGCGGCACCGGCGCGGTATCGTGGCCTGAGACCATCGCGGCGACGGTCGCGCTTGGCGATGCGTACCGACTTGATTGGGTGTTCACCGAATCCGACGGCACGACGACGCCGCACTCGCAGGCGGCGTCGGTATGTCTCCACAAATTGTACCCGGTCGTCAGGGTGCAGGACCTCGTAGACCGCGTGCCGCGCCTGTCGCTCACCGCTACCGAGCCGCTATTAGCCGTCGCGGCGTCCGACTCTAAAACCATGATGCTGTCGGCAATGTCGACGGCATGGGATGATATCGAGGACCACCTGCGAAACAAAGGCAACCGGTCGCACCTCGTGATCGATTCTCATTCGCTGAAGGCCGCCCACGTACTGCATACGCTTGAGGTCCTCCTGCATGGCGTCGCCTCGTCGCTCGGCGGTGGGCAGTATCTCGACATGGCCCGCGATTTTCGCGACGAATACCGGGCGGCCCTGCGAGACCTCACACTGCAATACGCGCCGGCAGACGGCACCGGCGCCGGCCGGCGACGTCAGGCCAGCGTCCCAATTTTCACCGGCGGCGCATGGGATGCCGACCAGCGATATCGGTATCAAGACGCCGTGCCGTCGACCTGGCGCTCGTCGTGACACGTCGCGCATACACTGAGACCCAATTGCGGACGATTGTGCTCGCCGAGCTTCGCGACGAATTGGGCGCCGCCTCGGCGGTGAGCGGGCTACCGCCGCCCGACGGCGCGGTCGAGGTCGACAAACACCTCGGTGGGCGCGTATACGTCGGCGTTCCGGCGGCGACGGAAACAGTCTACGACGGCCGGCGAGACCGGCCTGTCGCGACGTCGACGGAGTGCACGTACCGAGTACGCGTCGAGCACTACGACCGAATCGCGACCATGGACAAAGAGGTGAGCTACACGGCGCACCTCGACCGGCGGCGGCAGATTGCCGGACGCCTGGCGCGCATGGTCGACGCCGCGACGCCGCCCGAAACGGTGCCGGTGACGCGGATCGAGTCGCGGTCAGTATGGACCGGTCAGTATTGGGCCGGCACTGTCGAGGCGACGGTCGGCACGCGAGCACCTACGACGCTGCCCTGACGGCACGAGGTGAGCCGATGACGACGCCCAGACTCACCGGCATACTCGCCGACCCGTCGCAGCTCATCGAGCGGATACGGGGCGCCGTCGACGTCATCGTGTCGGACACGACAGGCCAGATCGCGACCGACGCCCGGGCGATGGCGCCGGTGTTTACCGGTCGGCTACGGGATGGCCTAATCGACCGCGCCGAGCCCGGGCCGCCCGACCAGATCCGGCGGTCGGTGGGCGTCGTCGGTCCGGCCGGAAGTTACGCGCGATTCGTCATCTCAAGCAAGGTCGGCCAGCGGAAGCATGCGACGGTCGCCCGGTATTTCTACACGACTGAGCTAGGGACGCCGACCCGCGCGGCCCGCGAACCGATGGCGGCTGCGATAGTGGCGGCAGCAATCCAAGAGGTCGAAAATGGCTGACGCACTGGTAGGAATCGGGGCGGATCTGTCGGCGCTCACCGCGTCGTTACAGTCGATACCCGGCATAGCCGGCACTGAGGCCGATAAGGCCATCCGCAAAGTGCAGGCGATGTCGATCCGCGCGTCTCGCAATGTCAGCAAGGCGATCAAAGCGCAATCGCGAGAAAATACACGAGCCCAAAAAGCGGCCGAGCGCGCCGCATACAGGGCCGCCTCGGCGACCGAAAAGGTCCGCATGGCGCTATTGGCATCCGAGCGCGAAACGATGACGGCCTCGCAGCGTGCGGCGTCGGCCATGCGAGAGGAGCTACGCGCCCTCGACCGCCTCGCCGCTAAGGGCGCCGAGGTCGCCCAAGTGGAGCGGGCACGCGCCGCCGCCATCGTATCGGGCGCCCGCAAAATCGGCGCCGCACGAGCGCAGGAGGCCGGCGTATCGGCGCCGTCGCGAGGTCAGACTGCGCAAATGCAGGCATTCGCCGGCGCGACGGCCGGCGCCGCCAAATCGTCGAGCGAATTCGCCAGGGCCGGTCAATCGGTCGCGCTACAGCTACCCGACGTGCTTTCTCAATTGCAAGCAGGGACGCCCATATTTACTATTTTCGTTCAGCAAGGATTACAGGTCGTCCAAGTAAATATGGGCCTCGTGATGCGCGCGGCTAAGGCGATGGCGGCGGTATTTTCGGGGCCTGTCCTCGTCGCTGTCGGACTTGCGGCCGGCGCGCTTGCCCTCCTCTATGCCGCGGTAAACGAGCAACGAGCCGCGCAGGCCGGACTGGAGACGGCCCTTAAACGTACCGCCGTCGCCTATGACCCGGCCGTGGTGCGCGCGTATCGTCAGGCGACGCGCGACCTTGCCGAGTCTGTCGAGGCCGCGCGCCTCGTGCTACTCCAAGAGGCCGGCGCCCTCGATACTCTCGAAATCGCGCAGATGAAAGCGGTCGAGCAGACACGCGCCGCCGGTCGCGCGGCGCTCCTCGCCGCCCGGGCGCAGTATGTCAAGCTGGAAGCCGACCGAATCGGCATAAAGGTCGCGCTTGAATCGGGAGAGTTGACCTTTAAGCAGACGCAAGCGGCGCAGGCGCGGCTCAAGGTGCTAAAAGAGGAGGCGCCGGCCGCTCTTGAGTATGCGCAGTCTGTAGAGGCGCAAATCGACGCGCAAGCGGCGCAGGTCAACGAGACCTATAACAGCATCGCCGCCCTAAAAGCCGCCCGCGATGCCGAGGCCGGCGCCGACAAGGCGCGCCGCCGTGGGATAGAGAGTATCCGAGAGCAGGCCGCCGCCGAGAAGGCCCGCGCCGCCGCGATTGGCAAGGTGCACGCCGCTCTATCCAAAATCGAATCGCAGCAGACCCGCGCGCACGAGGCGGCCCTGTCAGCGGCCCAAGAGCCATTCATCGACAAAAGCGAGATAGCCGTGCTCGGCCGCCTCCGCGATGGTCTGGTCGAGGCGGCTAACGCCGCCAGACTCACCGCCGACGAGGCCCTTGCGACTCAAGCAGCCCTGGCGCAAATCGACGCCCGTATCGGCCAAATTCGGGCGGCGGCAGCGGGCGCCCTCGACCCGCTCACCTCGCAGCTATCCGCGGTCGGCGACCTCGCATCGACGGCGCTCGACGGCATGCCCGGCGAGGTCGAGGCGGCTATGTCCGACCTCCCGTGGGCGCGTGTCTGGGGCGGTGCGATCGTCGACACGGCGCGCGCCGCCGGCAAAAAGGCGGCCGGCGTCGTGTCGGCGCTCACCGGCGGCGCGCTGTCGGCCCTGGCGTCACCTGCCGACCTGCTCGCCGAGGCCACGAAAGGCGCTAAAGGCGCTAACGCCATCGCTGATCAGGCTATAGAGTTTGTGACATCGTTAGCCGAGAACATAGGCCCGTTCATACAGGCGCTCGCCGACCGTCTACCTGACATCATAGTCGCAATCGCCGAGGCGGCGCCTATTATCGTGGTTGAGATCGTTAAGGGGATTCCCCAGATAGTAAAAGGGCTTTTCATCGGCATTGCGCGCGGTATGGTCGCACTCGCTAAAACGATTGCCCGCCTCGTGCGTAATGCCGTCCGCGACGTGGTGACGACCGACGGCGGCCGACAGCGGCGTCGACGGCGCCGCGTGTCCGACACGCCCGGGCCTATACGGGTGGACCGAGAGACTACGGTAGCGCCCGGCGACTACCTAGTCGCGGCACGCTCACCGGCGGGCCTGCAAGCTCAGGTGGGCGGCGGCGCATCGGCCGGCTCGGTGTCAGTTACGACCGTACTCGACGTGCGCGACGGGCCGGTACGGCTTGGCATGGCGGTATCGACTCGGCGAGAGGTCGACCGCCTCGGCGTCGGCCGCAACAATTCGGGCCGCCAGGGAGTCTACTAATGGCACGCATCGACCTCGACGCCGCCCTCTGCGGATTCATTCTCCCCGACCCGCGCCTCGTCGACGACGCCCTGCGACCCGTCGGCGCCGGCGTCACCGACAGCGACTACACGCAAGCGTCGCCGGTGCCGGGCGTCGCAGTCTACCAGCGGGGCAGCATCGGCCGGACCTCGACGACAGCCGGCGACCGCGGGCCGTCCGTGCGACTACAGGTGCTCGGCGAGCAGGCCGCCGATTTTCGGTCGATGGTCACTCGCGCCGGAATGCCGGGCGCCGGCTGCGAGGTCGCCGTGCGCCGCGATTTCGGCGCCGATGGCGAGCAATGGCAGGGCCGCGCGACTCCGCAAATTTGGGCGCAATTGAGCGCCGCCGAGATAGACCGCGGCACTGACGGCCACCACAATTGGGCGGGTATTGACCTCGAAAACGGGCAAGCGGTGGTCGTTTTTAACGACGCAAGCGTGATACAGGCCCGCCGGTATGACCTGGCGTCGCACGATTGGGCCGCCGCGGCGGTGACGGTCGCCGACCATACGCGCGCGATGGACGCCGACGGCGCACAACCGGGCGGCGCCGCCTACACGTCAGGGCATCCGGTCGACGTCCTGCGCCTGCCGACCGGCCGCCTACTCGTCGCGGCGCTCGTGCTCGGCCCTGGCGGCGGCGTCGATCTCGTCATTCATTACAGCGACGACGACGCGCTGACCTGGCGGTCGCTGACCCTCGCCGGCTATGACGTCGAGCTGCCGGTCGGCGCGGTCTACGATTCGATCTCGTGGGCCTACACGCACGAGTCGGTGCTACTTCTTGTGGGTATGTCGTGGACCGACGAGCAGACGCCGCACCGCGGTTGGGTGCAGTACGCGTCGAGCGACCTCGGACATAGCTTTAGCCTCGTTGAATCTTGGAACGACGGCGCATCGACCGCCGACGTATGGCGGCCAGACATTGCCGCGACTATCGATGGCGTCTTCGTCGTCGCCGGAATGCGCGACGACGGCGGCGGTAATCGCACACTCCAGATCCGGCGCATCGCCTCGGCGTATTTGCCGCTGCGAGACGCCGATGCGGTCGCGGTGCAGTCGGGCCTCGTCATGCTCGACGACGTGTCAATCTGGACCGATTCGACCGGCGCCGTGTATGTCGCATGGGCGGCTCTGGAGCGTCTACACGTCGCCCGCAGCCTCGACGGCGGCGCCTCATGGGCGTCCCTGACCACCGGACTGACCCGCCTTCCGACGTCGGCTATCGACCGATTCCGCGCTATCCCGATTGGGTCGCGCATCCTGTGGACGCTGGCCGACACGCTAAACGGCGCCCGCCCGGATCAATGGCTCGCCCTTGTCGAGTCGGGAGGATGGTCGATGGTGCCGCCGTCGCGCGTCGCCGCTGGACACCCGTATGAGCTGCGAGGATTTGGCTCGACTGTCGGCGGTCTTGACTCGATTACGTGGCTCCCGCTGTCGCGCCCCGACAATTACGGGTGGACGCTCACCGGCACCGCGGCGGCGGTATCGGGGTCGGGCGCCTGGCGCCTGCCGCTGTCGGCGACGACGGAATACGCGCGCGCCCTCGGCTCTCATTCCGTCGAGACCGGTATCGTCGTGCATTTCGAGGCGGCGACGACGACCTCGCCGGTCGGCTACGCGTCGCAGGCTATCGGCGTCGAGGTCGACCTCGGCAACGGCACAATAGACCAGCGTATCGACGTGCGCCTGACGAATGCCGGCGTCGCTGTCTATGACGTAAATGGAGCCGCTCTCATCGGCTCGGCCGCTGTCGATTGCACTGTGCGGCGCGTCTACCGTGTCGCCCTCGGCTACGCCGGCAGCGGCCATACCGTCGCGCTCTACTCTCGCCCGGCGTCTGGCGAGGTCTGGGCGCTGCATGTCGCCGGCACGGCGACGAGGCGCACGTCGGGCGGCGGTACTACCGCCGTGCGCTGGGGTCACCTGGCGGCCGGGTCGTGGGTGTCGACGTGGTACGCGGTCTGCGCTGCCGTCGGCGACGGCTACGGGTCCCACACGGCGACGACCGACAGCCTGTCCGCGGGCCTCGTCATCTCGCAGGCACCCGACACGCTGCCGGGCGCACCGCTGCCGGCCTACCCGGCACGGCTACACGTCGAGGCCGGCGCCTACCTGCGAGGCCGCGGCGGCCCTGGCGCACGCGGCGACTATTGGGCTCACCCGCGGGCCTACCTGTACCCGGTCGGCGACCTGCTCACCCGCTCGCCGAGCCGAGAGCACCGCACCGTCGGCGATGGTGTCGCGATGCATTTCACGTATGAGCCGCGGGCCGGCGTCGAGCATCATCCGGGCGGCCATGCCGTCGCCGCGTCGGTATTCGGCGCAAATTACAGGGCCGCCCGACTTCAGGGCGGCGACGGCGCGACGTGGGTAGACCTCGCCGCTCTGGACCTCGCCGAGGGCCTCGTCGGCCTGTCATACGCCCGCACCGGTGACACCATCCGAGTCGCCGCGGGCGCCGTCGCGGCCTACCTCCGCCCGCTGGATCTCATCGGCGGCACCGTCGCAATTGGCGCCGCTCGCTATGTCATTGTGTCTGCTACGCCGGGTGTCTGGCGGCATGGGTCGGCGACCGTGACTCTACAGGTATCCGGTGCGCCCGCCGGCACGGCATCGGGCACGCTCGATATCTGGCGCCCTGGCGGCGCTGTAGTCGCGCTCGGTATGACGACCGCCTATCGCTACTGGAGATGGCAGATCGACGCCCAGACGACCGCGACAGGCGACTACCGCACCGGCCGCCTCGTCGTCGGGCGGGTCGCGGTGCTCGGCCAGCGATGGAGCCGAGGCCGGCAGACGACATACGCGGCGCAGGTGCAGCTCGACGAGCTGCCGGGCGCCGTGTCGGCCCGCAAATTGGGCGACATGCGACGGCGCACGGTCGTATCGTGGGCGGAAGGATTTCCGACCTATTGGGGCGACGATCCGAGCTATCAGACGGCGGGCGGCGGCCCTGTCGCCATGGTGGGCGACCTGTCGCCGCTGGAGACGCTCACCGCGCAGACCGGCGGAGGATTGTCCGACGTCGTACTGCTCCCGCGCATCGTGCACGACCCGGACGCCGGCGCGGTCGAGGTCGTGCAATGTGTCGGCCGAGAGCGGGCTATTCTCGGCTATCTCACCGGTGAGCCGATGGTCGAGGATATCGACGGCGACGAGGCTAGCGACGCCGTTCAAAGACTGGCCAGCGTTGAACACGTCGAGGTCGTCTGATGCGCGTTCTGCTGCGGGTATGGGCGGCGACTGGCGACCTCCTCGTCACTGACGGTCCGGCCGTCACGCTGTCGGATCGACTCACCGGCGAGACCCTCCGCTATCGGTCCGGCCTATCGGTCGACGAGGCGGCCCTGCTCGACGCGATGTCGTGGCTATCCGACTCGCCGGTGCCGCGGTCGCTGTCGGTGTCGGTGCTTGCGCCTGGCGGCCTGTCGATGGAGGGCCGCGCCGAGGTCGCGCGACTCCTCGACGACGGCGACGACCTCGCAGACCGTCAAATTATCGCCGAGGGCGACCTGCGAGACATCGTAGCCGACGTGCACGCATGGTCGGCGACAGTGACGGAGGATACCGCCGAGGACCGCGGGCTACTGCTCGACGAGCTTGCGACGGTCGACGCTACGACATTCCCGCGGACGGCGGCCCGGCGCCTCGCCGACGGTGCGCCGCCATATTTCACCGGGACGCCGGCGAGCGACGCACGAATCGCCGGCGCACCGTATCCGATGGCCATCGGGTATCCGGGGATACAGGGGATGGTTGCCGCCGGCACCGTCTACGGCGATTCGGCAATCGCCGGACCGGCCCTAAATGTCGAGTATGGCAATGTCCTAACCGACGAGGTGCTGCTGATAGCCGGCGGTCCTGTCGAGGCGTCTCATGTGCGCCTAATTTCGCGAGATAGCTCCGGTGTCAGCTATGGCGAGCGGCTCGCGGTCCAGCGAGGGCACGACAATCGCGGGCGCATCGTGTCGCTAATTGCGCCGGCGACGACCCTCGGCGTCGATAGTGAGCACTGGGCAGCATGGTCTCGCGCCGACGGCGGCGGCCAGCCGAATCCATACGGCACCGGGATCCTGCGACGCATGGACCACGTGATCCGGTGGGCGCTCGATAGGTCCACCCTCCGCATCGACCGGCGAGAGCTGCCGCGCCTCGGCGCCCTGGCGTCTATGCAGGTCGATACCGTCCTGACGGGACAGGCGCGGCCGTGGGACTGGCTACGGTCCCAGGTGCTACCGCTACTGCCGGTGTCGGTCGCGTGCGGCCCTGGCGGCCTCTATCTGTGGCCATGGGTCGCGGCGCTCACCGACACCGACGCCGAGCGCACCCTGCGAGTCGGGCGGGACTGTGAGCGGCTCGATCCATGGCGACGGCCCGACCTGCCGATGGTCTCGCGGGTGACTGTCGCCTATGGCCTCGACGCCCGCGGCGGTAATCTCGTGCGCCGCTACACGCTGGCCGGCGCACGTCGGCCGGACGACGACCCCGATGCCGTCGGCATGGACTATTGGGCAACGCGGGCGCACGGCCTCGTCGGTGCTCGCGAGTCTGAGGTCGAGGCGCCTATCGTCTGCGACGATGCGACGGCGCACCTCATCGCCCGCGGCCTCGTGCACGCGTCATGCAGGCCGCAATACGCCGCGACATTGCACGGCGTCGAGGTCGACGACCGACTGCGCCCGGGCGCTATCGTGCGCGTCATCGACACCGACGTCGGCCTCGACGAGGTAGCGCAGGTGGAGAGTGTGCGGTACAATACGGCTAAATCCGCGACCGTGGAAATCCGAGCATGGGCCGCCGGCCCGGAGGTCTCATAATGCCTGACGTCCTGAATCTCACCGACGGCTTGCTGCGTCTCACCGATGGCACCCGGACGCTCGACGTATCGCCGACCGTCGGCGACGGCGGAATCGCCGACGCTGCCGAGACCGAAACCTATCTGCACCGCGGAAAAATCATTGTCGACGGGTCGGGCGTCCGGCTGGCCGACGAGTCGCCCGCCGAGGTGACATTTACGGCGATGGTCGCCAGCGATGAGACCGACGACGACGAGAACCTCGTCACAATTTGCCGATGGATGCGCGGCGCCGCCTCGTCGGCGATGACGGCCGCCGCATGGGCATCGACTACCACCCGCGGCGATACCCATCGGACACTGCACGTCGATTGGTATCCGTCCGGCACTGCGAGCGGCGCGGCCTACTACCGCATCGCCGACGCTATGCTCGTGACTGCGCCCGTCGCCGAGGGCCGCCCGACCTCGTGGTCGATGACATTTCGATCGACGACCGCGCCGCGCCCTGCGCTTGTATACGTACCCTGATTTACTCGCATCGACTGAGGAGGTCGACCTATGCCTACCACACTACCCGCCGGACAAATCAAGATCGGACTATTCGGACTCCAGGCTCTACAGGCTATCGACCCGCTTCCGCAGGTCGCGCTCTTGCACGACCTGGCGCACGGCGTCGACCTTCCGTGCGCCCTGTCGCCCGGGCGGGTCGACGAGCTGGTAGCGCACGGCACCGCACGCGCGGCGGCCCTCGCAGATGACGGAATCGATCCCGATACGCTCGACGTCGAGCGATGGTGGGGTCTCCTGAATGATGCGATCCAAGGTCGCCAAAAGGCGGCGGCGTCGACGCTGGCCGAGCTTGACGGCGCAAATCCTCCGGCGCCCTCGCGGGCCTGATTCGCGAGGGCTGGCGCGCGACCGGCGATCCGTTCCGAATTTTTGAGCTATCCCCAAATCAGCAAACCTACCTACTCGCCGCCCTCGACCATCTACAGACGGTCGAGGACATACACACTACAGGCCGAGACCCGAAAACGGCCGCACGGCGCCACCGGGCGCTCTTGAGGTATCGCCATGCGCTCACAGCTCATCGCCAGTAGCCGCACCCTATCCGTCGCCGAGATGGACGCCGATGTCGTGCTTATGCTCGCACCCGGCGTAGAGCTTACCCTGCCGCGCCCGTCCGGCGACCGTCGCCTGTATGTCAGGGCCGCCGGTGCCGGGTGCAGTGTCATCTCGGCCGCCGGCATCGACACCGGCGACGGGGCAACGAGCGTAGCCGCGGTGGGCCTGTCGACCGGCGAGTCGGTGCACCTCCTGGCGTACTACGACGCCGCCGCCGGCACTCACTCCGCGTGGCTCGCCCTCGGCGCGACCGCTGGCCGCCTCGCCGCCCTCGGCTACCATGCGCCGGTGCGCCTCATGTCCGCGGCGGGCCTGGCGGCCTACACGGCGAGTGCTGCGGGTGTCCTGACCGCAGACGCGAACGGCGCGCTATCCGTCGACGGTGTCGCCGTTGTCGCCGGCGACCGGGTCGGCCTCAAAGACGCCGCGGCCGGCGCTAACAACGGGATTTTTGTGGTCACTGCCGCCGGCGACGCCGGCGCGCCGTATGTCCTGACGCCCGCCGAAGATTTCGACAGCGCCGCCGACATTGCGCTCGGCGCGCAGATTCACGTCGAGGCCGGCGCGACGCTCGCAAAAACGCGGCACGTCGTGACTGCATTCGCGGGCGTCTACCTGACGAGCACCGTCACAATCGAGGCCGGCGCCTGATAGCGCCGACGGAGGTCACCTATGGCAGACGTCACAATCGCCGGCGCGCTGCCGGCGCTCACCGAGATTGAAATCACAACGAGTCCGTCGATCGTGACGGTGCCGCCTGGCGTCGCGTCGGTGGCACTGCTCGCGACGACCTCGCACCTCATGGTCTCGCAGGACGGCACGACGTACACGACGCCGAGCACTACCGCCGGCCTCGTGCTGTGGTCGTCGGCCCGCAAATCTGGCGGCGCCTTCTATCTCAAGTTGTCCAGCGGCGGCCCTCACACTCGGCAGCTCGACAGCCGAGATCACCTATGAGCCGCTACCGCGACGGCTACGACGCGCGCCCGCCGCTCGTCGGCCCGGCGGTCGCCGAGGGCGCCGCGCAACGGCTGGCGGCGAGCACGACGTCGGCTACCGTCACTGTCGGCGCGGCGTCAGGCGGCGGCGGCGGCTACACGTACTCGGCGCCTTCCATCGACAGGCCCGGCGGGTCGTCGGCCGCGGTATCGGGCACGGCGCCCGGTGCGCTGTCGGTGTCGGGCCTCGCCGACGGCGAGTCGGTCGTCGTATCCGGCACCGTCACAGATGACGGCACGGGACAGGCGGCCGAATGGTCGTCGACTGTCGCGGTCGAGGCACCCGGCGGCGGCGGCGGCGGCGGCGGGTCGTGGTCGCAGACATGGATCGTGGACCACACCGGGTCCGATGCGCTCGCCATGGCAAGCGCCGGCACATACGACTTGCAAAAAGGCGGCGTCACATATCAGCAGGTCATCTTTAGCGAGAATGGATCAGTAAACGCTACAATCACTGCCGGCGCGGCGGGCCTGTCCTACGCGTATATCGGCGGCACGAGCGGCCACTGTGCAGTGTCATTTGATACGCTGGCCAAATTCGGTATCACCGGACCGGCGACTGCCGACGACCTCGCAGGTCAGCGGGCAATTCAGTGGCTCGTCACTGGCGTGTCGTTTCCCGGAAACAACGCCGAGCGCGTGCACTTCGGAGCATCTGACACGTCGACCGCGCCGGCCTCGTCGTCTGAATTCATTGCCGGCAGCGTTAAAGACGACAACACTAACGCCGACCTCGGCATTTATTCCGGCAGTGATAAGGACGTCGAGACGAACACCGCCTACAATGCGGCATACCTTTTTACGTTGCTAATCATTGACGGGGTAATGGGCGAGGTCTGGGTAACGCCGGGCGCTACCGCATTTGCTGACCCGCGCGCCGAAACCTACGGTCCATGGCTGGTTCATCGCAATCCGACCGTCGGTGCTATGCCGGTGCCGTATTCTGCGGGCCTTTTTGCTGTCGCTGCCGGCCGTCGCAAGATTGACTGGACTTTGGCGCAGGTCCGCGGCCTGACGTTTAGCTAAGGGGCGAACATGCCGACAATCTATAGATCCTTGCGGGTAGTCGACAACGGAGAGACCGTATCGGTCGACGTCGGCGGCGTCGAGGTCGACACGCCGGTCGTTGAATTGCGGGCGCTCGTCGACCGCGACGAGCTAAACCGCATCGGCGCCGAATTTGACCCGGCGTCGCCCTCCTCGCCGCTGGCCGGTGAGAGTCGCGAAATCGCGCGGCCTATCGTCGAGGACTGGACAGCGCCGGCCGGCGACAATGGTGCACCGTGACTCATCTCGCCATAATCCCGGGCCACGGGATGCGCGGCGGCCGGTATGACCCTGGCGCGACGGCCGGCGACCTCGTCGAGGCCGCTATCGTCCGTCGGCAGGCCGCGGCATTGATCGGCATGGCGCCCGACCGGGTGAGCGTGCACGACCTCGCCGAGGGAAGCCGGCGCGGCTATTCGCGGCGTCGCGCGGCGGCCTCGGCGGCTATCGCGGCCAGCGGCGGCCCTGGCGTCATTGTGCACCTGCATTGCAACGCCGGCGGCGGAGACTACGCTTTTGCGGCACATGACCCGCGGTCGGATCTGGGCCGACGCCGCGCCGCCGAGTGGCTCGCCGCCGGTGCACCGCGCCGCCTAAAAATGCACGGAGTCGGGCGCGTCCGGTCGATTTCTGCCGATGCGTCGGCATGGCCTAATGTCTGGGCGGTCCTGCGCCGGTCGTACAGTGAGACGCCCGCCGATGTCGCGGCTATCCTCGTGGAGTGTGCATTCATCGACCAGCCGAGACACGCGCGAATGTGGACCGACAGCGGCGTCGACGCCCTCGCACGCTCACTCCTCGACGCCTGGAGATAGACCCATGAACAATAACGCCCGCACGCTCGGCCGATCGCTCGTCGAGGCCGATGCCGCCCGACTTGAGCGCGACCTGGACCGCGTGCTTGATTTTCGCAATCCGGTGCTCGAACGATTGTCCGACCTCATCCTGCCGGCATTCTCGCGCGCTATCCTCGACCGTCGCGACGATCTCGTGCGGGGCATCGTCGACGGCCTGCGAGCCGCCGGGTATCGAGTCGAGCCAACCGCGTGATCTGGCTATGGTGGGCGGCGGCCCTGGCGCAGGACGTCGCGCCGGTCGCCGTCGACGTCGCACAATCCGGATTGAGCGTCGGCACAGTCGGCGGCAGCGCAGGCACAATTGGCGGCCTCGTCGCAACCGTGCTCATGATTGAGCGGCTCGGCCTGATTCAGTTACCGCGACGAGGCAAATCCGAGCCGGCCAGCGGACCGACGCGGGCCGATCTTGACGCAATTTCGGCGCAAGCTGCCGCGGCAGCGGCCTCGGCGGCTACACTGTCGGAAATGCCTACACGCCTGGCGGTCGTGGAGGCGCAGTTATCCGCGCTCATGGAGCGACATGACGACCTTAGACAGACGACGCGCGACGCACTGCGCGACGCCCGCGACGACATGCGCCGCGCCGTCGAGCGCGCCCGCCTCGCCGCCGAGCAGTAACGGCAGCGGGTCTATAGTCGCAGCAATCATTCTACAGGGCGTCCTCGCCGCCGCCGACCGCCTCGACCTCGCCGCCGACCGCCTCGACACGACAGGCCCGCCGCCGCTCGCATTGCGCGACGCGTAGTCAAGACACGACACCGACGACGACCGGGCGGCCCTGCTCGTCGAGTCGCACCTGTACCGACAGCCGGCCCGCCTCGGCTGCGAGCTGTAGCAGGCCCGCCGCGTGCGCGGCTAAATCGGCCCGTATACGCGCCGCCCGCCGCGGGTCGACCTCGGCATCGGCCGCGAGCGCATCGGCCGCCAGGACGGCGCCGAGGGCGCGTATCGTGTCAATTTCTGTGCGGGACATAGACGCCAGGCGCGCCAACCCCGCAGCGCAGAATTGCGCCGTAGAGCCGAGTCGCCGAGCCCGGGGTCGGTAGTCCCTCGACTCTATCGCGGCGCGGCGTCCCACGGGTAGTCGGCGGCCCATGTCCACGATTCCGAAAGCCGGAATCTAAACCGCCGTTCAAAAGCCTCGATAGTCGCCGGGCGCGGCGAGTATCGGCCGCTCCTCCATTCACTGAGCTGTCCCGCCGTGCACAAATCGGCGACCTGCTCGTGTAGTCGGGTCGCCGACCCGCGGGCGTCAGGGTCGAGGCCGAGCGACTCGCAGGCGGCTCGATACATCGCCTCTCCGGCCGTCACAGCGACATCGCGAGAAAAATCGCGGCGCAGATGAGGACAGCGCCGGCGGCGGCCTCGACGTGGGCGCGGGCGGTCATGCAAGCACCTGCGACGCGACGAGCTGCGCATCGGTCCATGCATCGGCGATGGTTTCGCCGAGGTCGATAGCGAGCCGGGCGAACGTGCGCCGGTCTTGGCTACCGCAGACGCGGTCCCACATGGCGTCGTCGATGGCGTCGAGCGGACCGGCGCCAGTCAAATACACAAGCGACGCGTCGACCTCGGCGACCTCGACGGCGTAATCCTCGCCGACGTCGACCTGCGCATCGGCGATGGGGTCGGCGTATGTGTTGACGGTGAAGCCTTCCGCGATGGCATCGGCAATGGCGCCGGCGATGGTGCAATCGTTTACCTCGGCGTAGTCGGTGAGCCTAATCATTTGTCCACTCCTCGTGATTGGTTGGTCTCGCACCGCGTCGACCCCGTGCCGGTGAAGGCTACGGGGTGGGTGGCGGGGCTGGCGGGGCTGGCGGTCTTAGCCAAAGATGAAGCCAAAGGCCGATCCGCCGCGTGCGGGGCGATGTTGTGCGAGCCCGAAGCGCACCAGCAAAAGAAAATCACCCATTAAGCCCTTGGCGTTAATGCGGGCAAGGTTGTGATAGCCCATGAATCCCGCCGAAATGAGGCGACAGTGGGCATCGTATACGCGCTCATCATCGGCGCTCGTGATGTCAGGGCGGACGGTGCGGGTAAGGTCAGACGCGGTGTTCATGTCGTTTGCTCCGTTGTGAGTGGCGCCGGCGGCTCCCCGCCCGGCCCAATACATATACGACCTCAGCCGAATATCGGCAACCTCCGAAGCGCAGATAATCGAAAATAACCGATAATCGTCTGGCGGTCAGCGAATCGCAGCCGAGCCGGCGGCGGGTCGACCCCGTGCCGGTGAGGGCTACGGGGTGAGCTGGTGGGTAGATTTTCTCAGCACACAGCCGCTTTGATGATGCGTCGTGCTTCCCATGCGGTGGAGCCTTCTGGAATGTCGATATGGATGGTGTTTGCGCTATCGGTGAGGATGACCGAAGCACACCACATCCAAGCAGCCTGACGATCTTGCACCATTCCGCTCACACCATTTCCGTGATACCGCGATGGCTTGTATTTTTCCATCTCGCCTACCAGCTCACCATCAACAAATATGTCCCATGAGTGGATTCCTTCGAAGACCTCAGCTTTGTTGAACGTGACAGCCATTGTGCTCTCCGGTGTGTGTGGCGCGGGGTGTTTCCCTCCCCGCCCAATACATATACGACCTCCGCCGAACATCGGCAACCTCCGAACCGCAAATAATCGAAGAAACCCGAATAATGCCGACCGTCAGCGGATCGCCTTTCGCCCGGTGTCGGTCAGATCGTCACCCTTGACCAGACCGCGCCGCCGAAGACCGGCGAGCGTGCGCGCCGCGATGCCGTCGACAGTGCCCTGCTCGGCGATCTGGCGAGCCGCTCGCACCATCGCAGCCGAGGGCGTCGGGTCGTAGTAGGTCGCACGCGACCCGCGGATCTCGCGATTGATTGCCTGCCGTGCGCGCCTCGACGCAATGATGCACGACGCCTCGCCCATCGTAAGGCCGTCGAGCGGCCGGGCGACCCGTAGACGCTGTAATAGTCGCCGCTGTCCATCCGACGCCGGCCTCGACCGCCAGGCGGCCGTCAGGTCGGCGCCGGTGTCGCCCTGGCGCCTCAACCACTGGAGCCCGGCGGCGCGGGCCGTGTCGAGGTCGCCGACCTCCCCCAATTTGCGCGCATCGGCTGGCCGGCGGTCCTGAGTCGACCGGACCGCCCATACCGGCCAGCGGCCCGACGCAAGGCGCCGCACGATGACAACAAGGCCGTCGGCATTGCGCCCGCGACCCGCCGAGCCCTCGCACGACCAGACATCGCCGTCGAGATACCAGCCGCTACCCGCCGTCGGCGTGTCGCCCGGCAGCAATTCAAGCGCATACTCAGTGACGCCGATCACTCGCAGGTCGAGAGGCAGGGCCGCCGCCTCGTCATCGCGGCACAATCGCAGCTCGTGCACGCCGTGCCGCCGCTCGTCGCCGTCAGGCCATAGGACCGAGGCGAGCAGGTCGTCGGCCTCGACGACGCCGCCGATCCCGCGGTCGTCGTACCGATGCCGCACGCGGTCGCCGACCTGTAGAGGCCGCGGCGCACGAGTCGACAGGAGACCGCCCGGGGTCGTCAGGTCGACCTCGACGTCGAGCGACAGATCGACCCCCTCGTCGACAAAATCGAGCACGAGACAGTCACTTTTACCCGGCGACAGTCGCAGGCCGCGGCCTACCATCTGCACCGCGATCACACGCGACCGCGTCGGCCTGGCGCGTATCAGACACGAGCACCGCGGCGCGTCGAATCCCTCAAAGAGCAGGTCGCGCGACACGAGGCCGAGCACCTCGCCGGCGCGGTAGCCGGCGATCAACCGGTCGCGCTCGTCGCGTGGCATGTCGCCCCAGACCGCGTGCACGTCGAGGCCGCCGGCCCGGAATGCCGCCGCGAGATTCTTCGCATGCTCGACAGATACCGCGAACGCGAGGAGCGGGCGGCCCTGCCCATGTTCGCGGTATTTCGCGACGATTAGGCGGTTCCGGTCGTCAGTGTCGACTACGCGCTGTAGCTCATCTTCGTCGTAGTCGCCGCCGCGGGTCACTCGCACGCTGTCGAGCCTAACGTGCGTCTGGATCTTGATTCCGACGGGCGGCACGAGGTCGCCAACCGCTATGGCCTCGACGATGCCGTGCGAATACACGACCGCGTCGAAAACGCCGCCGAGGCCGACCGTACCGCCGTCGCCGTCAGACCGAAACGGCGTCGCCGTCATCCCAATATGAAGCGGCGCAGGTCGACGCCCTGCTCGGCGCCTCGACTCGCGCACGGCCTCATAGATGGCGGCATACGACGGCGCCGGGGCATGGTGGCACTCGTCCGTGATTACCAGGTCGAAAGGCGCCGGCGCACCGTCGCGGCCTGTCATGCCGAGCACGTCGTC